GTGAAGTTGCTGATGTTATATTTTTTAACGCTGGTGTTCAGCATTCTTAAGGATGCCCTACGTCCTTTTCCAACTAGTCCTAGCCTTACAGTAGCCAGTGCCAGGTCAGGAAAGGAAGACAGATCCAGTTCCCAGAAGTCAAGCTGTGTGTCTCCAACAACTCCCAGGTTATCAACAATGCTAAGACTGCGGTCTACTTCCAGATTAGCGTCATCCTTTACTTCGATAAAGATCTTTCCATAGTCTGGATCGTTCTTGTCCGTAATATGCATGACGTTGTGAGATAGCGGATAGACTGTAGCAACTCCGTCTACCAACAGTGTTGTGTAGAATCCGAGCGCGTCTCTGGAGTTGTTGTACACATTGAACTGCAGTTCCCTGAACCGCTTGTATACCGTATCCTCTAAGGCTGTGCTGCCTGTCTCGATGTACTGGTAGTTGTCCAGCAACGCTCCCGACTCGTACGTGGCGTTTCCGATCTGGAAATCAAACTTGTCACTAGACTCAGTGTCCGATTCCTCTAGGAGATGTATTCCTCTGTGAACCAGCATCGGTTCTTCAGCAGGATCTCCGGCTGCGTTGAACGGGATGACGGAAAAGTATTTGTTCGTCGCCTTGTCCATATGCCTGAGCGGCGTGTCCTGCTGCGTGTACGGACTCAGACTGATCTGAGACGTCCTGGTTCCTACGTTCACTGCCTGCAATTCCAGCGTCCACACTCTTGTAATCGGATCATATACGATAGACAGGAACACTTTCTCGAACAGTTCTACTCCAATCTTCAGATGCAACTTCAGCGTGTAATGTATCTTTCCTTTGACGATATCGCTGTACAGATTCTCAAAGAGAACATCATTGATCTTGTTCAGCTTTCGATCTACAAGGATCGGAAGATAGGTCGAGTTCAGAACATCCAGGATCTTCTCGCGGAACCCTTCGAACAACGGAGAGATCTGCTGGGAGTTGAGATAGTTTTTCAGATCCGTACTGTCACTCGTCTTGGCGTTCGGCTTCAGTACATAGAACTGATCATTCGTCTTGAAGAAGATCTGGTCCTTCAGGATCTGAATATGCTGCGCGTCCAGAGGATTGATGTAGGTATTCGCCAGGATCTGCTTCTTAATCATGGTCACAGTCGCTGGTCCTCCGGTCACGATGTAGATGCTGTCGACCGTCACAACGATCAGCTTGTCATTGGCCGGCTTGACCATCAGCACTTCGTTTCCGAAGTCTTCGATATTGTTCGGGAACGGGAAGTAACCTGGGTTGTCCACGTCGCTGAAGAATACGGTGCTCTCTGCGTCTTTCACTCCGTAAAGACCGAGGACTCCCTTCCAGGAAAACATCCCCTTGGCTGTAGACAGATCGTAGTTCTTTGTCTTGATGTCCTGCAGATCTTTGTTGTTGCATTCGATGTAGGTAGATGTGTGTGTGTAATCTGTATTTGCGTTATCTCCTCGACGAATAGTCACCTTTATCTGCAGTCTGTCGACTTCAGGCGTGTATTCGAAGTACACGACTTCGTGTTCGTCCACTTCTCCAGTGGATCTTTTATTGACTAGGTTGAACGGCATGGTGTGAAATACTTCATTCTCCGCTCCGATCGCATAAGTGATATCGGAATCTGCGGAGCGATGTTCGCACTTCCAGTTGTACATTGGCGTGGAGTCATTCGGCGAAGCCTGGACATCCAGGTACAGCCAGTAGTAGTACTTGGTTCCGATGTTCGGGGAAGTGACTGGCTTGGCTGTAGCCCTGTCGATGCTATCCATTAGCACTCCACCCATGATCTTGTGGGTCTCGTTGAATGTGTGCTTGAACACGTAGGGATTCGTAGATAGCATGTTGTAGCCTGCTCCTGGAACATTGTTGACTTCGTCCGCATAACCAATCACTTCCGTTAAGGTCGGATCGTAGACGACGACAGGCTTCTTGATGATCCGTCCGTTCTCGAACACCAGTTTACACAACTTGTATGGGACATCCGTAACGGTGGTCTCTCCGACCTGCACGTGTGGGTCTGCTACCTCGCTGTCGTAGATATCCATCTTATCTGCAGCGAAGCAGTAGATCTCGTTGTTGTGTATCGTATAGACTGGAGAGGTGATGAACCCTGCATTGTCTGCGGTGGAAAGATCGAACATACCTTCGTTGTTCAGTTTAAGCGCCGTGATCGCTCCGATGGTATGGAGATTGGAAGATACAGTATAGACTCCTTCTTCTTTCCTCGACATCCAGGCGTGTCTCGCCTCTACATCCGGCGATGCTCCAGCAGGGTGTATTCCAAAGTTTAGATAGTATCCTGGCTTGTTGATAATGTTCGCTATCGATGTATCTGGGAATAGCGAGTTGACCGTATCATTCAGTCCGTCGTAAAACTTCCCAAAGGAAAACAACGTATCGGTTAGCAGCATCTCGTTTGTGGGAAGCTTGTGATATAGGTAGTCCGTCAGGTGCATCTCCCCGAACTCCATGAACTGATTGTCGCTCGTCCAACTCTGCGAGTCGGCTACGATCTGCTGTCGTATTGTCCTGCCTGGCTTGGTGTAAAGAGCGTCTCCCGTATCGTTGATACGGTAGTTCACTAGGACTTTGGCGTAGCCTTCGGGAATGATCTGGTCTCCGTAGAACATCCCTTTGTTGAACACGTTGTGTTTCGTTGCTGCTCTGGGGCCTTTGCCTCGCTTGTAACTAGTAGTTAAAGCCATCTAATTGCCTCCCTCCTGGGACGTACTCTTCGTAATCTACACCTTGTATGAACCCTCCCGTGTTGTTCTGGAACGCTGTTGGAACCAGCATGCTGTAGTCTCGCAGCATGGCGAAGAGGGACTCTTCGTATTTCCTGAGGTATCCCTGGGCGATCATCTCGCCTTCTTCGTCCTTCGTATAGAAGTAGAAGGCCGTGCCTACCAGCAGCACGCTGCCGAGATAGGTGTCTGGAATCGCCGTATAGTTCGACTGATCCAGAAGATTATCAGGATACGCGGCATTCCACGATTCGCAGAATTCTACCCAGTCCGACATCATCGGGAAGATGGTCTGCATCCGCTCGTTGATGTCCATGAGCACACGGTCCATATACATGTAGATTTCAGGAGATCGAATATAGTCGGAGACAATGTATGTTCTGTTGCACTTGTCTATTAAGTTTGAAATAAGCATTTGATCCTCCTATAGAAAAAGAGGCGAAGAAAGATTTATTCTCCGCCTCTTATTTTGTTAAATGTGCAGTTCTCCAGGAGAGTGCTCCAGGTTCTTGGCTACATCGCTCGCTCTCTGCTGTCTTGCGCGCATGTCGTCAATCCTTCTGATCTTAGCCAGAACGTGATCTGCGTGGGTCTTGTTGATCATGTAAGTTTTTCCATCTGCCGGAACCTCTACCATGATCCCGTTGACCGAAACTCTCACGACTCTGCTTAGGTACGGTGCATAGAACGGAGAGATTGTTACGGCGACCTTTTGTTCGTCCGTGTACTCTTTCGCCAATGTCCTACGCTTCTGCTCCAGGGTTGCAGACTTCTCTGCAGCCTTTCGCTCTGGGGTCTTTGCTACTGGTGCCGCCGCCTCTGCTACTGCGAACTCTGCTTCCAGAGCTTCCAGTTCAGCATCAACTGCGGATTTAATTTTACCTGCCATTTATATCCTCCTTAAACTAGATGTTGGTCTGAGAAGGTACGCAGTGGTAGATGACTACCGCGTCTGCGATAACGTTTCCGAAACCAACGGAATTGATTTTGAAACCGATAGACTGTCTCTGGTCGATCGGGTCCAGTACTCCGGCAGATCCAAGCGGTTTGACATACATCTTGGCGTTGCCCTGTCCAGCAATCTCTGTGCGGACAAGCGCATCTGCTCCGAGAACGTAGATCCTGTTGATCTTCAGCTCTTTGTATTCACCATAACCATCAATGATAGTGTCATTGAACGCGTCCAGATCCCACTCTTTAAGACCAGGCACATAGTCAGACTTCTCTCCAGTTCTGGAGTCACGTCTGTAGTTATCAGCGCCTGCTACTTTATAAGTTGCTGCGGCGATAGTGGTATACTGATAAGCTGAAGTATTGGTATTCCATCTGTAAACAACAAGTTTGTAATCATTGGCTACAGAGTCGAAGTACTCAGAGCTGGTGGAAGAGTTCATGGTTTCGTAGAACTCCATACCAAACATTGGAGGGATCGGTCCTGGATCGTCGAAGTATGGTTTGGTCGTCTGATTGATAGTCATATACTTTTCAACCAGAGGATCAGATACCATATCGAAGGAGAAGTCTGGAGTTGCGATAACCATGTATCTGTTTCCGCTTCTGGGTTTGACCAGAAGTTTCTTCATGGTGTTGATGATAACCCTCAGGTCAGCCAGTTCAGGTTTGTCAGCCAGCGTCAGCTGAGAGATTGAACTCTTGGCATTAGCGTAGTAAGCCTGCGCTACGGACTCGAGTGCTTCCTGAGCCAGCAGGTCCAGGGTTTCCAGCGCTACTACGGAATACTCTGCAGTGTAATGAGCGATGACTGGGTCGATCACTTCGAAGTTTACTCTGTCGGAGAACTCCATGTATCTGCCATACGCGTGGGTATCGAGTTCGAAAGACTCCATAGATCCTTTGTCGGACTGCGGAGGTACTCCTTCAACAAGCGGTACGGTGTGTGCGTGCAGTGGAGCCCAACGTCTTACCTGAAGTTTCTTTGCTCCGTTCTGAATTCCTTTGGTCTGTGCCAGCCTATAAAATACGAACTGGTCAGCGCCGAGTCTGATGGTATCCAGCAGCTGTTTGTCATAAAACAGTTCTGGTTTAATTTTTGTTCCGTGATTATTAAAATATTCAGCGTAACTATTAATGTTGTTTACTGGGTTTAGTGCGTTAAAATCCGCCATTTGATTTTCCTCCTAAAGAAAATAATTTTTATTTCTTCATGGAGCTTAACAGCTTATCGAGATCGGACATGGTTTCGATTACTTCTACACCTTTGTCAGAGCCCTTGCCTTTCGAGTCATCAGGTACACTGGCTTTATCAGCCTTAGTCTGAGTCTTGATGAACTCTTGTCTCGCTTTCTCTACGGCTTCGGAAACGAGTTTGTCATGATTCATTGCTTTGAAGATTGTCTGTAAGTCAAGCTGGCTGTTAAATAAGTCGACTCCTTTTTCAACGGAGGTTCTTACGAACTCTTCGACATCCTTGCCATCCAGTTTGAATTCGCGCTGTAGAGAATCAAGAGCGAGCATAAAAGTCTTTTCCTTTTCCCTCTGCTCGTAGGCTTTTAACCTGTCTTCTTGCTCCTGAATTTTGGACAACAGTTCTGGACTGATGTTCATTTCCTTAGCTTTTGATGCAGTGGCTTCCTGCAAGATTGTTTTCATAAAAGTCTCTTCGTCAGTTCCGGTTGCTTCCTTGAGCTTCTTGAAAAACTTTTCGTACTTGGAGTTGGCTGCCCGCATTGCAGCAAAGGCTTTGTCTGTTTTGTCTTCGGAAGGTTTGACCTCAGGTTCCTCTACAGTTTCTTCTTCTTCTTCTGCAGTTTCCTCTTCGGTAATCTCTTCTTCCTCAGTAGTTGTTTCCTCTTCCTCGGATGTCCCACCGAGTTCGGAAATCAGATCTGATAAATCATCTGGCATTACATATCCTCCTTTATCCGTAACCGCCGTAGTTACAGAGGTAGATAAGCTACACGCCAGTTGTATGGGAGGCGGTACCCCACACTTATCTACCTATATAATATCATAACTAACCCTGATAGTCCATACCTTCTTGAGGTTCTTGCTGCATCTGGCTTCCCATTTGTGCCATTTGGAATCCTCCGGTATTGCCCAGCTTGTTCGGTACCTGCTGGTTCTGCAGTGTCTGAGCCACAGCATCTATCGCCTCGTCCGGTTCCACGCCCTGGTCCACCATGTCTGCGAACTGGGTCAGCGTCTGGGCAACCTGTTCGGTGAAGTTGGTGTTTCTCTGGATTCCCATCCTTTTGAAGATCAGATCGCTAAACGGAAGATCCTGCATCAGCAGCCATTCCTCTACGGTGATGATCTCCGGATTCGGTCTGTATTGCGACTGTTTCTCCAGCAGCATATTGGCAATCATGGCCAGTCTCGCCTTGTTCTTCGGCAGTTGGGACTGGATGTTCAGCGTATAGGCGAACCTCGTGTCGTCGCTGACATTCATGAAGTCCAGTTCGATCTCCTCGTTCTTCTGGGAGATCGGATCCTTGACGCTATACTTGCGCTTGTCCCCGAACATGATCAGGTTGTTGACCACCAGTTCGGCAAGCCGCTTGGTGTATTCCTCGTAGTTCTGAATCTTTGGCAGGTCCCTCTGGGTTGCCCGAGTCAGCATGCTGTCCACGCCGCCCGTACCCTGGATGGATCCCGTATCCATTCCAGTGTATCTGTCGTTGATCCCCGTCATATCCTTGATGTCGTTGGCCATGTTCATCTTGGTGTTGAGCAGATCCCCTGGCAGCGGCGGGAATATTCCGTAATGCACGGCCGTGGACGCATCCCCGTTTACTGGGAAGGTCGCATCCGCATCGTTGCCGTGTTTGGCGAACTGCCTCAGGTTGATCCCTGCCTGCACGTTCACGAACTTGGGAGGCCTCTGCGCCTTGTAGGCGTAGGTTGCCTGAATGGAACTGATCATATTGTAGGTAAGCGAATTGGCAAACTGCTTTGCCGGTTCGGATACTCCGATCAGATCCCCCGCAGGGCTGTTGCAGTAGAGCATGGCGAACGGATACATGTTCGGCTTCAGCTCCTCCTTCACATACAGTACGTACTTGTTGTCCAGCATGTGTATCTCGGAGATCTTGTAGCCGTCATCGTTGTCTGATTCCCGCATTACCCAGTAGGTCGTGACCCTGTGGTAGTCGCTGCTCGTCCTGGAATCGCTGCGTTCGGTGACAGCCTCCACGGTTTCTGCGGAGATGTCCTCGTTGTTCAGCTTGCCTCCCTTGGCATCCAGGATCTCCTTGATCCTCTGGCGATAGATCTTCTTGGTCTTGATGTACCCGAGGGAATAGTCCTCGTAGTAGTAGCAGTATCTGGACTTGTCCAGATCCACGGCGTACGGATCCCTTCTGAACTTCATCGGGTCGATGTTCTTGAAGACGACGTCTCCCTTGTACCAGTGTCCGTCCGTGCCTCCGAGGATGTCCTTGCGCCAGCCCACTTGGGTAATCCCCAGGTTCAGCAGCGCCGCACGCTCTCCAGCCTCGGTCTGGTACTTGTACGCCTTGACCTGATCCCAGATCGTATCTAGTGCGGCGTTGAAGTCTACGACGAACTTGGTGTCGTCCGGAGACTTGGGCACCAGACTGGCGGCCATGCCTACGATATAGATGCTGGACACCAGATTCTCCTTGATGAAGTTGGTGTGGTTCGTATCTGGAAGAATCTGGTAGCTTGGGAACTTGGCCTTCACCACATCCCATAGCCTACCTTTGTCCGCTCCGTCCAGAACCTTCATTCTCTTCAGCGGACGGGCGTACTCCCTGGACGCTTCCTGATAGAAGTCCTCCAGCTTTGAGATGGTGATCCCTTCGGGAAGTAGATCACCGGTGTAGATGTCTTTTACTTTGGCCATCGTTACTTACCATCCATTCCGAAGAACTCTTTCTGAATATCAGCGTAGATGTTCTCCACGTTCTTGAGCATGTCGCCATACTCTTGGTCCGCTTTGGGGTCGGCCTTGATACCTTCCTCCACGGCGGACTTGAAATCGAACTTGTCGGACACGTGTTCGTGGGTGATGTGGATTCTGATCGTGCGTTTGAACAGCACGGCCCCCAGAACAACACCGACAACGGTCATTACAATAAGATCCATGTGCAACTCCTTATCTGTATCTGTGGAAATCCACGCCGTAGTGTTCCTGTTCGGCGTAGCTGTCCTGTTCGTCTGCAAGCTGCCATCCGTCTCTGCGGATTTCCTCGTCAAGCGTCGTCATGCGCACGCCCTGTGCGTTGTACATGTCCAGTTCAAGCTTTCTCGGATCGGCAGGCAGCTCCATAACGATCCACTCCACTGGGTTGATGCTGTGATTGTTCTTGTCCACTGGCTTGTCGCTGCGTTTCGTGTCGCTCAGCTTCTGATCTGGGAACTTGTAGTCCCTGAGTTCATTCACAAGGTGATTGCAGGTGTTGAAGATCCTGATCCTGCCAGTTTCGAAGTAGGTATTCAGTCTGAAGATACGGGAATCCAGCTGGATGTGACCAGGTTGGAAGGAAATCCCATACTCAGAGTAGTGGGTTATCAAGTCTTTCTTGTTATAGTCCCGTTTATTGTTCTTCGGGTCAATGATCGGCACGGTATACCAGCCTCCGACTGGGATATCCGCCGCCGCATCCTTGAACATGCGGGCAAGTTCGTCGATACTCCTATTATTTGTGCGGACTTCCTTGTAAATGTACAGGAGTCCGTTGTCTTTATCGATGGCGCCGAACACGAAGGTCGCGGAGTCGGCCAATCCGTAGTCGTGCGCCACTATTCGAAGCCATCTGGGGTCCAGTTTTATAGGTTCGACTACAGCATCCATGGCCTTTGGGTAGACAAGGCCTTCGGAAAATGAAAAACTGCTGTAGATGAACTTCCTGACCCACCAATCCGGCTTGTTTTTGGTGTTGACTTCGATGTAATCCTTGGGCAGGAACTTGTTTACGTCAGTAGATGCCACGTGTGTGGAGATGTGCTTGTCCTTTTTGATGTCTTCCTGCTGGTAATTGTCGTTTACCGCACCGTGTCTGGTGATCTTGCTGGAAACCATGAGCACATCAGAACGAATCCAACCCGAATCGGGGTTGGATTCGCAGATCATCTTACGCCAATCGAACAAAATGATGGGGCGACCGAGTTCATCGTACACGATGTTGCCCTCTTCGTCCTTTTCCAGGACGGTCGCTTCCAGATTTCGCACCCTTGTCTTCAACTGGTGGAAGGCTTCGGCTTTGCACTCCGATGCTTCCAGCATGACAGCCAACGAATAACTGTTGGATCTGAGCTTGTCTGGATCGTCGAAGGGCCTGAACATCAGCCTCGCATTGTTGACGAAGTCTATATAACCCTTTTGGATGCTACGGGATTTGACAAAAGCAAGTGGAAAGGATTTCTCGAAGTCCCTCTGAATGGTCTGCTCGTACTGAGAGGATACATTCGCTCCAACAAGAATGTTGGCACCTGGCGTAAGAAAGATATGTTTCTCTATCTCCTTGCCAGATGTCTTGGTCTTGCCTGTTCCGTATGCTCCGAAGTTGCCAATGACTCTGTGCTCGTCCATATGGACAGCAAACTGGTGAGGCATCGGCTGGTAGGTATCTACGTAGGTGTTGCACTCCGTACACTCAAGCCAGTCAGTGCTGGGTCCTTCCAGCAGATTTAGGGCCTTGATCATCGGCGCTCCGCACCTCGGACATTTGTTGAACTTTCTTTGCATAGTATCGCTTCACCTTATTGATTTCCTTCTTGGCCTTGCGTCTGTTCTCCCTGTTGATCTGGGAGTACTTCTCCTCGATCAGTTCGTTCTCCGCCTTGACGATGGCTTCCGCCGTCAGATCTGGACGAAGCTTGTCTTCAGGTATGAACGCGGCCAGAACGTTGGATGCCATGAAGTTGTATGCATAGTACATCTGCTCCTTGGCTTCCGGATGCGCTGCGGCATAGGTGTTCAGGATGTGGATGCCCAGCGTTCCCAGCAGACGCATGGCGTATTCGAACGTCAGGTCCGGAGAGATGGATGCGATGATCTCGTCAGCGACATCCAGGATTGCCAGGCTCGCCTTCGTATCGAAGGTCTGTCCTCCGATGGTTAATTGATTCTGATTAGATTCCATTGCTGATTCAATCCTCCGTTCCCTGTCCAGATGACGACGTCCGCGCCTGGAGTCTTCGTTCCGGCAGGAACGTCGATCGGCTTGTTCGAACTGTCGGAAATGATCTCTCCCGTCGTGGCGAACTTCCACTTCTGGTTGATACCGCCGTGGTACTGCCACCCGAGAATCTTCGTGCCGTCACTATCGCTGCCTCCGGCAACGTCCAGCACGGACTTGGCCGCGGCAATAGTGTAGGTCCCGTCCAGGTTGGATGTGACCTTCCAGATCTGATTCTGTTTCCCGTGGGCGATCCACTGGCAGATGGTGTTGGTCGTTACGTTATGGTCCAGCACCAGTCCGGATACCCTGGAAACAATCAGGTAGTCTCCATCCTCGACGCTGGCGAACTCGTAGGGCGGTGTATATGTGTTAAGGGCCTGTCCAGCAACAGACATCATCGCTTTGGCCAGAGCGTCGGACGCCTCGTACTGGAATGCGGGATCTGCGAGTCTGGCTGCGTCCTCTTCGTTGTCAACGAATCCAAGCTCCAGCAAGATGGCAGGTCCAATGGTGTCCCTGCAGATGGTCAGCCTCTGGACGTGGGTCTGGGTGTCGGGCTTGATTCCCCTGTCAACCAATCCCAGAGATCTGTATCTGGAGTGAACCTCTTCCGCAAGTTCCTTGGTCTTGCCGAAATAGAACGGCTCGCCGTAGAAGGTTTCGAATCCGATTCCCCCTCCCGCGTTGGCATGCAGACAGAGCAGGACGGTGTTGGAACCGTAGACATTGGCTCTCTTTACTGCGGCGGCAGATCCGCCGATGGATGGAATCAGATCTTCAACCTGACCCCCTAGGTACCTGATGCGGTCGACGACCTTCTGACCTATAGCGTAGGTGATGTCCGCTTCCGTGACCAGACCGATTGCACCTGGGTCTGTTCCTCCGTGTCCGGCAACAATGAGAATATTCATTACCAATTCACCCTATCGTTGGGGTTGTTCAGAATACCAACTGCAGTCATGATTGAGAGCGCGCTGTCGTAAACTGCGAGTGCCTGATCTGGTGCATCGATCAGCTGGAGGCTAAACAGGAATCTGATTACCCAGGCTCCCGCTGCGGCCCACACGACTTTTGATTTTAGTTTTGGTTTGAGGATGGCTAAGGCATTGTCTAATTTGTTTTTCATGGTATGCCCCCCTTTCTCTGTATATTATACCACAGTGGTTATTTGAAAGGGAAGAAATTTGAAGGATTATTAAACGCACACACAAACAAGTATGTGATGTAGTAGAAGAAGCACTACAGCTTATTCTACAATTAAGCCCGACCCAGGGCAGAAAGGAGTAATCATAATGGGACACATCACATAAATAAATAA